AGTTACCATTCGAGACATTAGTTTGCACCCTGATACTCTGTCTTTTAGACTTCCTTCTTTTCTCATGGTCAATCGCAACAGAAGATTCTCTGTTGTAGAGATTGGGATTTGTGGAAGACTGTTCCCAGTTGGAGAGATCAGTGGCCATATCTTTTTTAAATATTTAGATTGAATTTTTGATATCCGATAGACCTCAGGTCTTCAAGTTCTCTGGGGTAAATCACATGGAGGTTACTCTGTACCTCTTCCCATGTGTAGTTTCTCCATGAACCCCAGTGATAGTTTAGACCTTTGAAACCCCATCGTGTAACTTCGGTACAGGCAATGAGTGGGTACTCATCATAACGAATGCGAGGAGTCTTGGGTCGATAGATGAAGGTGTAGTATCTACCCACATCAGGGACAACTTCAACATCAGGAAGTCTCTCAAGAACTTCTGCCATCTTGTCATCAGGATCAGTCAGACCTGCACAGACATCAATTAGATCTTCTGTTCTTAGAGTGTCGCTTGCTAGATACTCTTCCTGTTCCTCGTCCATGTTGTTTGATACCTAACTCATCTTCTGTTATGATTTTGAATTCAATACCATTGTCTTTGGCAAACTCAGAGACTGCCTTCCACTTTGCCATGTTGATTTCATAGGTGGCTGCCTCATACAGATATGATTTAGTTATCCTTCCCTTCTTTTCAGGAGGTTTAGTCTGTCTTTTGGGTTTGACTTCAATGATTTGTCTTTTGGTTTTGCCGTTAGATTCCTTGAATTCAACTAAGAAATCTGGAAAATATCTATGGACTTTACCATCAGCTGGTGACACATAGGGGATACTGAATTCTTCAGATGCCCACTTCAATACATTTGGTTGTTTATCACACCAGTTACAGAACTTACGTTCCCATGATGAACGACAAATAATATTGCTGGGATCACCCATGTATTTGTCTGGATTCGATGGTTTGAATTTTGACTTAATACTTTTTCCCAAAACTCACATACATAGTAATAGTAGTCAAGTATATTTATAGATGCCTGGTTCAAGACCAAACGCATATAAGACTGGTAACTTGAAGAGTAGGGTCATGAACCTCGCTCAGACCTCAATCTATCAGGTCAAAATTCAACCCCCTCCAGCTGTCAGATCTTTTATGAGTGGGAGACTCAGAGATGTTAATTACTCTGATGATGGTGAGAACATCGAACTTCTCTGTCATGAGACAGCTTTGCCTGGAACTTCATTCTCCACACATGAAGTGACGAATGATTATGCTGGTTCCCGTGAAAAGATGGCATACCGTCGTCAATATGATGAAACCATTGACATGACATTCTATGTTGATAAAGAGTATAATGTAATTGAATTCTTTGAGGGTTGGGTCGATTGGATCTCTGGTTACAATAAGAGAACACCAACGGTTGGTGACACCAGAGAGATGTATAGAAGTGGAGCTGCCACTTATAGGATGAACTATCCAACCACATACAAAGCTCCTATCTACGTCACTAAGTTTGAGAAGAACCTGTCTGAGAAACAGATGGTCTACGAATTTGTAGATGCCTTTCCTCTTAATCTGATTTCAATGCCAGTTTCTTATGCACAAAGTGAAGTATTGAAACTTAGTGTGTCTTTCTCATATACCAGATACGTTAGATATAGATCCTCTGAGAATCTTCTCAAACATTATGGATTACATTTTGATCCACCACTTAAGGGTAATCCCCCAGGAGAAGATATTTTCTAACCCGATAAATAAACTCACTGACCACCATTGTTATAGGATATTATGCCTTTACCAAAAATTGCCACACCGACATATGAGTTGGTATTGCCTTCGACAAAAAAGACAATTAAGTATAGACCCTTCCTGGTAAAGGAAGAGAAACTTCTTGTCCTTGCACTTGAAACTGAAGATCAGAAACAAATTACATCAGCAATTAAATCTGTTCTGAAAAACTGTATTCAGACCAGAGGTGTAAAAGTAGAAACACTTCCTACTTTTGATATTGAATTTTTGTTTTTGAACATCCGTGGTAAGTCTGTTGGTGAAGAGGTTGATGTGAATATCATCGCACCTGATGATGGTGTCACTGAGATTCCTGTGAAAATTGACATCGATCAGATCAAAGTACTTGAAAGTCCAGAACACAATAATCAAATTAAACTGAATGATGAATTGATGATGGAGATGAAGTATCCATCACTGGAACAATTCATTAAGAACAACTTTGATTTTAATCAATCTAACTTCGATCAGTCATTTGATTTGATTGCGAGTTGTGTCAATAAAATCTACAGTGAGGATGAAGTCTGGTCTGCTGATGATGTCACTAAGAAAGAAATCATTGAATTCCTTGAGAGTATGAACTCCATTCAGTTCAAGGACATTGAAAAGTTCTTTGAGACGATGCCCAAGTTGTCTCATACTGTTAAAGTCAAGAACCAAAAGACTGGTGTTGAAAGTGAAGTTGTACTGGAAGGACTGTCAAGTTTTTTCGCATAGGTATGGCTCACATGAGTCTTGAGTCATACTTTAGACTAAACTTTGCCTTGATGCAGTACCATAAATATTCATTGACTGAGATTGAAAACATGATGCCTTGGGAGCGTGATGTTTATGTAGTACTTCTTCAGAATCATATCAAAGAGGAAGAGGAAAAGGCAAAAGCTAACCGATGATGAATCCAGAGTCCGATGATCAAAATATCCCAAAGGGGCTTGATGACTTGCTTGACTCCATTAGGGGAGAGTCTGAGCGACAGGACTCATCTGCATTGGCTGTTTATGTTCCAGATCAAAGAGAAGAAGATCTGGTCTCTGAACAAATTGATGAAAGAATCCTAGCCCTTCTGGGTTTAGAAGACGTTGTTGATATTGATTACGCAACCTATAAGACTCTTCTCAGAGAGAAGATGATGGAAGGTAGGATGGCAGATAGTAAGATGCCATCTGATGAGGTTGAGTTACTGACTGATGAATTCAAGAGAGTAAGGGGAAACACTGGTAGATTTAAAGTTAAGAAACAGAAGATTAACTTTGAATCTTTTGTTGATGATGTAAGACCACAACAATCAGAACAGACAGGACCACAAGAACCTTTACTTGCTCTTCCAGGAACTGCTCAGGTTAAATCACCTGATGTTGAGGTTGCTGAAGAAGAGAAAGAGGACAAATTCCAAGGGATAGAGAAGTTCCTTGGTGGTATGTCAGAGAGATTAGAAAAGATTGAGAAGAATCTTAGTGACATGTTAGACATGGAAGCTAAGAATGTAGCTGATGAGAAAAAAGAAGTAGATGCAGAAAGAATTGCTGGTGAGAAGACGAAGAAGAGAAAAAGAGAGAGTTCATTAGAGAAAGGTATCAAAGGTATTGGTAAGTCAATTACTGAAAAGGTAACCAAACCAGTCAAAGGATTCTTTGAACAACTTCTTAATTTCTTCCTTCAGATCTTCTTGGGGTCTGCTGTACTGGGATTGATAAAACTTCTTGAAAATCCAATGATGATTTTCAATCCACTCATCAATTTGGTGAATGGTGTCATTGGTATGATCAATAATATATTGAACTTTATGTTTGGTGGTCTTGTTGATCCTGTCAATAGTTTGGTTGGTCTTTTGAATGGTGGTATTACAAACCTTGAGAATACCATTAATGGTGTTATGGGTCTGTTCGGAGAACAGGAAGAAGAAGATAAGTTGAAATTCCCTAAGATTCCTGAGGCAAAGGTCCCACAGATACCAAAGATACCTCTCTTTGAACCGAAGGAAGAGAAACCAAAAGAAGAACCAGTCAAGGGTATGGCTGGTGGTGGATTGGTTGTAAATGAAGGACCAACCATCAATGTGAAACAAGAGGTTGGTGGATATAGTGAAGGTGGCCAAGTCATCAATCAAAATGTTGGTGGATACACAGAAGGTGGTCAAGTTACCAACTTGAATCTGGGAAGTATTGGTGGATGGAAAGGTGGCAACATGACCATCTCTCCTAGGGTGAGTGGATTTAAAGGTGGTGGTGAGATTAAACCAACCTATAACTTCTTATCACCTATTGGTGGTGGTTCTGTAACTAATACATCACCACTTAACGTCTCTAATTTTAGATATGAGGGTGGTGGTTCTATCACCAGTAGTTCTGGTCAGACCATCACAGGTATGGGACCCGACACTCAACTGATTGCAGCTCAACCAGGTGAGATTGTAATGAGTAAGAAGGCAGTTCAAGCCTACGGTGCGAACAATCTTCTGGCTATGAATAAGGATGCTGGTGGAACCAATGTTCCAACCATGGGATCCATCAGAGGTTTCTCAGGTGGTGGAATGATTGAAGTTCAGGGAACAGGTAATACTGTTGAGGGAACTTTGAAGATGAAGGATGCTTCTGGTAAACAGGTAGGCAAGACTTACAGTGCTATCAGTGGTACATATGCTGGGATGAATGTAGCACAAGATAAGAGAGCATATACAAGAAATGCTCC